CGCGATTTCATTGATTGCAGCCGTTGTCGGCATCGCGCCGGTGATCGATCCGAACAAACTCTGATCCGCACCACGACCACGACTGCTATATGGTTCTGACGGCTTTTCCCACGTTCTCGGTTTGCGAGGATTGATCTGATCTCGACGCGGCTTTAAAGCATCGCGTGGAATATTTGGGTTTTTGACTTCGTGTTCACCAGCCTTGATCGTTCCCGGAATCTCAACAGGCTTCCCTGTTTTTGGATCAACCACAGTTTTGAAGACCCCAGACGTCTCGCCTTCCTGTGCGTCTTTGTCGTCTTTGCCTTTCGGTTTCTTGCCATCTTGTTCAGCCGCCGCATCTTCTTCGCCTTCAATAGACTGCTTCAACTTGTCTATCGGATCTTCGATCTTTTGCGTCTTGGCAATTTTCCTCAAAAAAGACGTTGTGGGATCGGCTTCTGCATGGTCTTCAAACCACTGAGCAAGCTTCTGTTCCAACGTCGAAGCGGACGCCGTTCTCAGTGCTTCAACCTCTGCTTCCCGCTGCGCCATGATTAAATCTTCGTTTCGACGCCATTCCACAAGCCTGTCATATTCAGGTGCACTCATGTTGAGCACGTGCTGCATAGCATACGAACGCGGAAAACCTGAATCGATCAAGGATCGCACCATGCTAAGCTTTGATTCCTGAATTTCCAACATCAGCTTTTCAGTCTCAAAACTCGACTTGTTTCCTTCCAGTGTAAACGCCAACGCTTCGCGCTTTGTGAAGCCCTGAAGCAACAGATGCACGATGCACACCTTTGCCAAGCCTTGAAGGAAAAAAGCCTGGAAACGTCCAATGGTTTTGGCGAATCGCACATCTTGTATCTGAAGATTTTCACGCCGTTCAGCAGCGCCGCCTTCCCGATCCTGCAAGTAGACTCTCGGAATCTTGGCAAACGCAACGATCTGATCTTTGAACCAGACCACGTCGTCAATTTCGCTTAGATTCTGAGCGCCCGGAAGTTGCTCAATTCGAGTGCCGTCATTTCCGTCTCGGACGGGAATGTAGAAGTCTTCATCCACGGCAAGGTTGTGAGAACGCCAGTCAAGCACGCCGTTCTGCCGAATCGCAGGCTGCTTTCTGAACTTCGAAATGATCTGCTCAATATAGCCTTGTGCTTTTGCTGGCGGCATGCGGCCGACATTGATAAAGAACATGCGTCGTTCGGGAGCACGCGCCAAACGATAAACAACCATGCCGTCTTCCATCAGCTTCAACTGTCTGAAGTGACGACGCGCCGGATCAAGCAGCCCGACTCCATACGGCTTATAACGGTCTTTCGTCATTCCCAGACGCCAATGCACGACCGAAAACGGGTCCATCGCTGCCGCTTCGCCGCTTGGTCCATACTGCACGAATGCGATCAGCTTGTTGTCCAGTTCCAGACGATAGACCGAATAGGCAGGCATGTCTTTGAGATACAGAACGCCCTTACGTTCCTTGTCGAGCACCATGAATCGGAACTCGTCTCCAAATTTCGCCATCCCCCGTGCAATCTCGAATCCGCTGTGATTGATGTTCAGACGTTCGAAAAGCAGTTCTTCCAACGAATGGCGTACCTTGACGTTGTCGCTTTTGACCGTCAAAATGTTGCCCTCAGCATTCTTGACGGCTGCCGCTTCCTCTGCATAGATGTCGTAGATGCCTGACGTGAATGCATGATCGTCCATATCTTCAGCATCGCCATACCGCTGCAAACGATCCTGAGACAAGAACAGAAACGATCCATACCACTCATATTCGCTCTTTGCCGGAACGGGGGCGGTCCATTCTTCCGGCGTCCCGGACTGGATTCCATAATCCTGTCCGATATATCCCATATGGTCAATTTGGCTCTGAATATCCCCGAAAACAGTTGCGACAAGTTGTTTATTTTCCATGCCCATGAGGGTTCAAACCTGACCTTTCTTGCTACCCAACCACTCTACCAGTTTTAAGAAATTCGACCATCAGAGTCAAGGAGGTTTCGAATCTGCCGCCGTTTATCGTATTGGAAAACTTTGCAATCCACCATACTCCCGTCAAATATGACTTGATTGCCGGATCAAATAATCCGCTGTTGACCATGGCATTCAACACACTATTACCTTCGATGCCGTTTTGACGTTGCGCCAGACTTTTCAGAATCGGAAACGCCTGCACCAACCCTTCAGGCGTGTTCTCGAATCGATGACCGAACCTGATCTGCTGATCAAGAAACGGTTGTTGATCCACTTCCATCCATACCCGTGTTCCCAGAACTGCTACCGGATCAAAAAAGTCAGGCTCGCCAAGCAATGTGATGTTCAGTGCCATTGCATAGTAAGGCGAAAGCGAAGCTTCCCGCGCCACTGCATCCATTTGATCGGGATTGGCAGATGTTTGATGCGCCACCCCTCGGTTTACTTCATTTTCCACATGCTGCGCCTGCATGTTCCGCGCAATCGGAGGTGCAAACGCATCGCCTGGATTTTCGCCTTGCCCTTCTACTGTCCTTGTACGCGCATCGGAATCGTTGACCGGTGCCTGATAATGCTGAGCACGATCAATCCAGACAATGCTTTCACTGGTCGTAAATTTGAGAATGTTGCCGAACGTATTTGGGTACTTCAGTGAAAATGCGCACCCCTCTCGAAGTTTTCTGAGATTCGTTTCGCTGTAGATTTCTCCGCTTTGCTCCAAAGCCATCCGTTCCGCAGACGTTCCGATGCCCAACTGTTCGTTGATCCAATTTGCAGACTGTCTTCTTTCTGTACCGATTGAATTCTTGTCGCAAATGTAAATGACTGTCAGCGGCTGCTGATTATCCTTCTCTTCAATGATGGTCGAACTGTAGATGATCGACGGAACACGTCCGCTTTCCACACCAACCCACCGCTTTTCAACAATCTCCTTCAAGAACTGTTGAAAAGTCATGTTGCCTGTCGATTGATACCAACCGTCATCGGCGTTCAGGCTGTTTTCTTGGAATTCTCCAACGAATCGCACGCGCACGCGCGGCACGCGATCGGAAGCAAAATTGCGCTCATTCAAGAACATGCGAGAAAGAATATTCTCAACGTTCTGCGAAGTGATTTCCCCCATGTCTTGGTTGTATGGAATGACCGCCTTGACACGCTCAATCAGATATTGACCATATGGCATCCCTTCCAAAACCCAACCGCTGCCCGTACTCTCAAAATCCTGTGTCCAACTGATTAGAGAATACGCCTGCCATTGGTTCATGACTTGGATGCGTTCACTCTCCTGAAACCGTGAACCTTGCGTCCATTCACGCTTGCCGTCCGTCCAGCCCCAACGCATATACAGAGTGCGATTGTCTTCGACTTCGTTGAAGCTTGAGAAGATGAATCGAAGAATGCGCTCAATGAGAAAGTTCGTCGGGTCCGACAGAGTCAGCGTCACGCGGCCCGTAATGTCTTGAGAGAAGCTTTCGAGCAACTGACCTTCAACATTGTACAACGGAATCAAGCGACCGAAACGCAAATGCACAAACGGCATGATGTCGCTGCCGATCAAGTCGACCAAGCCGCGCCGCTGAACAGCTTCCGAATTCCACAACAATTGCGGCGGATCAACGCTGGAAAGGGATTCTCCGAATGACATGATGATTTAAGAACCACGCAGGTTATTCGGATTTCTTTTGTCGTTCTTCGTTCATCATGACTTGTTCGTTGGCAAACCATGGATCGCCGTTGCCGTGACGGAACGTCATCTCAAACAGTTCACGGTCATAGTTCTCGTCTGAATCAGAAGTCTCCTCATTGAGACGCTTGAGTAGATCCGTCACAGAGCAATCGCAATCTTCGTCTGCTGATGGACGTCTCAGCCCTCGCTTTCCAGGAGAAACCACTTCTTCATCCGAATGCGGATCTGTACTGAATTCGAGATGTCTGCCCCGTAGATATCGACTGCGATTCTTCTTCCAATACTTCTCGAAGACATCGTCGCTCATCTCAATACCCAGCGATTTTGCGGCGTCCCGAATCTCGCTCTTTTTGACCCACACACGACGCTTGGCGCGTCCTTTTTGTTTCGCCGCATGCAGCAATTTCATGATGCTGACGTTGGGCGGCTGTTCTTCTTCCTCAACGTCCTGTTTGCTGCGTCCCATCGTCGCCATGCTGACGCCCGGAATGTCTTCCCTCAGCACGCGACTGGTCGTCTGCATAAGATCTTCAATTTCGCCCTTTTTGACTTCCTGATGCAGATCATACAGGAATGAATCGAAAAATCGTTGAGACATGACCTTTATCCTTATCGGTTCGGCGGCGGCTTGGACAGAAATCCAAATCCGAATTCCTGTTCAATCTGCTGGTTTAAATTGTTTGAGTCAAGAGGCTGCGGCATATCTTCTTGATTGTTGTCCACACGTTGCAGAATTCCTCTTTTGTAGACCATTCTTCCTTGCGGCCTATCTCCGCTTGCCTGATGCTGCTGAGCATTCAGCTGATTATGGTTATCCGCAAACAAACCGGCGTCTGGCGGATAATAGCTGCTTGATCCATTATCGCCCAAATACGACATGCCGTCTACTTCATCACCAATCTGATATTCAAATTCTTGTTGCATTTCATCATCAGGAACTTCTTGATACCCCTCAAAAAGAACTTTTCCATAATACGCCTTCTGCAATCGTTCGGCAAGCCCATCGCTTGTTGACGGATCGTCTTGAATCATCGCGTCAAGATTGCCTGTAATCATTCCCAGCGCCGTCATCAGATCATCATTCGAACCCTTGCGCGCTTGTGCTGTGTTGTTGATCCAATAGAACGTCTGCATCTCTTTCAGGATGCGCGGACTCGCAAGATGGAACAACTTGAACGCTTGAATCGTGCCGTCCGTGATTCTCATCTTGGTCGAAGGCGCAGAAAGAAACCCCGGTTTTTTGAAGTTGATGTTTCCTGATCTCGTGTCACGCTGATAGTACATATTCGAATAGCCGAAATCTTCTATCATTCGATCCAAAACAATCTTGCCGTATGTGTTGTTTTCACAGACCACATAAGCTTCATGATACCAAAAACCTACTTCCGAACACATTTTTGCAAATCTGTATATATCGCATTTACCGTAATATTCAGCAACCTCCTTCATTGAAATCATATCCAAAACAACTATGGCATAGTTATCCGTGCCGTCTCCCCGCGCCGTATCCACGCCCATTCCATACATGCGGTCAGCGCGCGGCTTTTCCCAAACCCACAACTTGCCGTTCGCATCAGGCTCCATGTCTTCGTTGCGGATGATGATCGGCTGTATAAGTCTGTTTTTCACCTCTTGAATATGTTCCTCAGACAAAACCAATTTGCCTGATCCGATGAAGCTTCCTTCATATTCTTGCGCCCACTTCCTGTCAGTGAATTGCGGACGCATGATTTCATACCATGCATCGTCATATTCGGGCACATCGCGCCAATGGCAGAAGAAATAGTGGAATTGATTCCACTTCGCTGGTTCCCGCCCCTTCTTTTTCGCCCCTTCCACCTTGTCGTAATAGAAGTTGCCGATTCCGTTAGGCGTCGAAATGATGACGCACTTTCCGTTGCCTCTCGACAGCGTAGGGTTCGCAGCATCCCAGATGGTTTCGGCGTGCTGCATGAACGCCGCTTCGTCCATCACCAGCATGCTCAGAGATTCCGAACGACCGGCGTCCTGGCCGGATGCTTCCGCCTCAATCGTGCTGCCTGTCGCCAGATGGAACTGATGTTCGTTCGATTTGATCGTCTTGACGCCTCTGCGAAGCCATTCAGGCAATTCCTTGTATGCCAACTTGATCTTGGCAAGGAATTTCTTGGCGTCGTCATCCTTCTTCGACAGAATCATGATCGATTTGTGACGTTTGAAAAGCGCCATCCATAGCGCGTATGCAGCCGTCAACGTCGAAACGCCGGTCTGTCGAGACTTGTTGACGATAACGCGATCCTTGTCATTGATCAGCGTCACCAATTCCTTCTGAAAATCGTACATTTCAAAAGGAATCACCCCTTGGGCAGGATGCTTTATTTTGATGTACCTCTCAATAAAGTACAGAACGTCATCGGCGCACTGATGATACTCTTGAACCGGATCGAAACCCTCTCCACGCTCTTCACTTCCCCTGGATTCGATTTGTCCTTGTGCATCTGCCAACAGCAAACCTTTGACGCTATTGAACTTTTCAGATCTTGCTGGCTTTCCTGATTCCTCCGACCATGGCTTTCGCCGCCCGGAACGTGTCTTTTCCGCCAAGCGGTTTCGCCGAATCGGCTATCCCATTGCGCAATTCTCTATCAGCCTTTTCAAGCACATCCACGATCGCACTGAATCCTTGTGAAATGGATGGATCAACACCCTTCATCTTTCTGGCCACTCTCCAAGCCTGTTTGAACATGTTGACGATCCACTTGGAAACCGTCATCGTATAGCCCATGACGTAGCCAAATGTCTGCGCTTCAGAAGCCTTTTGGTCAAGTTCTTGAAGGAAAAGACCAATAGGATAGACCAGCTTTCTATTATTGATCGACATCGCTGTTTTGATGCCCATCTGATAGCCGTTGACTCCTCTGTCCTTATCTTCTCCCTTCAAAGCTTTTGCGAAAGCGGGAAGATTATTGGTAAGATTCTGTGCAGTGTTCAAAACTGCCATGGACAACTTTTTGTGAGCAGCTTCAAATTCTTTGCTCCATTTTTGACTTGCTATGTAATTGGCAAGAGTGCCATACAAAGCTAATGGAAGCGACGCACAGAATCCAAGCACAGTGCTGTCTGAAGGCTCCTTGTTGGCACGTTCATACAGCTTCTGCAAGAAATCGCCCACGCTCATTGTGATATTGGATTTGTATCTTTCAAGCGTGATTTGATGCAGGCTCACCACAGGCGCTTCATCAAGTTTTTCATCGCCCTCTTCGCCATTTTCGTTGATGAATCTTTTGAGAGCCGCTAAACTCGATTCCTCAATTTTTTTTTTGCTCTCCTCATCTTCATCGGAAAAGGAGAGATCATCTTTGCCCTTGCGCCCTCTCAGAGCGTCTTCGATGTCCTGATCAGAAATCAAGTCATCATCCTCAGCCTTCCAGTCCGCATGCCAATCAGTGTCAATGCCTTGGGCCGGATCGGCGATGCCGCCTTCAACATCCTGATCCTGCTTTTTCTTCTTGTCTTCAGGATCATCATTGTCGTCTGTGATTTCATCCTCGAAATCAACCTCATCCTTCCAATCCGCATGCCAATCGGTGTCGAAGTTCTGTGCCGGATCGGCAATGCTGCCGGAAGTATCGTATGCCTGCTTGCGCTTGTAGTCCGAAAGCTGTTTCTCGAAATCATCAACGGCGTCCGAAACAGAGATTTCGCCTTCCTCGCTGTCCTCAAACTCCTTCGCCGCCCGTTCGAATCTGGCATCCATCGCGCCCTTGCGCTTGCCGTCTTCGTCACCATCCCCATTGTTCTGCTCTTCGATTTCGCCAGCAATCTGTTCCATCGCTTCGAAATCGCCCTTGCGGCATGCCTCTTCAAAGCGTTCCACTTGTTTGCGGCGCTTCATGTCTTCATCTTCGTCATCTTGAGCGTACTTGCGCTTGCGCTTGCGCTTGTCATCGCCCTCATCATCAAAGCTGATGCCGCTATAGATCTCTTCTTCCTCTTCAGTAGGCTCACCGATTTCCTGCTTGCCGACCGGAGGATCTGAAATCGTGCCCGTCGTATCGTAATCCCCTGTGAGATGCCCAACATCATCCTCATCGATCAAGGGAGCCATGAAATCAGCGGTCTCAGTCAGAGTCCGCAGATCGAAATCAGGAGTAGCCGGTCCCTGATCGGCAATTTCCATCAGTTGACGCACGTTGCTGTCCAAATCGAAGTTCTTCGGCATCTCGACACTCTCTTTCTTTGCAGGCTTGTAACCACCGTATTTGACGACCATCTTCCATGCCGTTTGCGCCGCAAGCTGATCCACATTCGCGCGTCCTTTTTCTTTGTAGAAGTCGAACGCGCCGTTGAAGACTTTGCGCCACATCGTCTGCTGTTTGGAAGTGCAATTATTCTTGACTCCCTTCGGCAATTCATCGTTGCGATCGTATGGCATGGTATATTCCTTTTAGGAATTAGTTAACGTTTATCGATTTTGAGATCTTCCCAAGGTCTCTCACGACTTTGTCATAGCGTCGGGTCTTCTCCTGACTGAGCTGACCCGCCACGACGTCAAGCGTCATCTGAATCACTTTGGCAATCGATTCGGGATCGCTTGATTTCTCCGCTTTGTCCAACGCCCTTTTGAACGTGTCATGCATCGTCAACACTTCTGTATACGCCTGTTTCATCTCAGGCGAAACACGCTCATTGACTTGGCTGAGATGACTGATCAGATTTTCCAAAGCCGTGCTCATTGATCGTTTCCTGTATGGAACAGCCGTCGTGCTTCAACAACGTTTGTTCAATCTTGTCTTGGTCTTTCGTTGTCAAAACTCCAAAGCGCAAATGATTTCCACGTTTAATGCACCATCCAAGAGCGGCTTCAAACTTCGCTTGATTCTTAGCTTCGTTCAACTGGTTTTTAGGCTTCACTTCAAGCAGCCAAACTTGTCCGGTTCGAAGCTTCACAATCAAATCGGGAACGTAATAGTGCCGCAGTCCGCGAAACCGATATTCGATATAGAACGGTTCGGTTTTGAGAGAAGCAACCAAATCCTTCAAGCCGTCAAGTGCCTTCAATACGCCGCGTTCTAAGGTGGAACGATAATGCAGTTTGCCGAATCTTGTTTGTATAGAGCCAGTATGCCCGCGACTTGACAGATTATCCGTGCCTTGAATGATCCGCATCGCGCTTGCTTTTCCGAGACGTTCAATTTCTGCTGCCGTCATGTTTGAAAAATCAATCCGCTTCTTCAGCGGTTGTTTTTTCCCTGTTGTCGGAGCCCACCGATTCCGACGACGTTTCCGACGACCGCGACGATTCATCACTGTTTCATTCCATCGCTACTTTCTTTGATGTCCGTTTCGCTGTCAGATTCATGTATCGCACCACATCCTTGAGGTGCGGATTCCCAAACTGGAATTCGCCGACGCTCTTCGATGGCACAATCAAAAAGCCATGGTCAAAAACGCCGACAAACGTATTATCCTCACCATACCACGTTTCACGCAAGCCAAAATGTTCGGACATGTACTCTTCAACCGAAGAAACTCGACGAACAAAACCCATGCGATTCATGATGTCGCCAACTTGATGCAGTTCGCTGTGCAGATAGGCGACGTAGTACGGAACGCCAAGGTCATGCGGAGAATAATCGATATGGATTTTCTTGTCTTTGAGGTATGACAACAATCCTTCGGCGGTAGCCGGAAATTCATCCGACACACGCAGCCTCTGACCAGTTGCCGCGTCGTACTTTGGAGATTCACCAGGATCTGAATGGATGTATGGAACTGCAGTATGCACTTGTCCACTGTCTTCAGCGCCCCTCAACTCAACCAATAGTTCGTCAACCGTTCTATTGTCTTTCATAATTGACGCCCTGTTTCCATCAAAGCGGACTTCCGGCACGCGAAGCATCCATCACCTGCTTCAACGTCGTCTTTTCATTCCACCATTTATCTCGTTCGAACAATGGGAATCCTCGCTTCTTCACAGACAATTCTCCCAACGAGAAATAGCCCAACTCCCCTTCTCCCGTCGACCGATTATCGACATAGCCGAACATCACATCTTGCCCGTCGAATTCCGTGATGTAGATCCGCAGATTCGCGCCCCACGTGCTCATGATCTTCAGCGGCACCTGAATCTCTTCCGGCTTCTTGGTTTCGCCTGCGTACAGCATCGGAAGTTTCTTGGCAATCGCTTTCGTAATCATCATGGCTTCCGACAGTTCGCTTTCCTGCACAACCATTCTCGAAAGCGGCAAAAGACGTCTTGGCGGATATTTCAACTTTCCGTCTTCCTTATCATGATCGCTTCTCAGACCATAATCAGGATCAACAGGAAATCCTTCCGATCCGCCGCCCATCCCTTCTTCTCTGTCCTGTCGTTCCACTTCGGTCTCAGCGTATTGCTCCAACAGCTCTTCAACAGACACGTCGCGATTCATGAAATCAGGAGCCATTTTCAACGCCCTTTCATCATCACTGTACAACAGGTTCCAGAACCGTCACCGAACTGATTGATGCATCCGCGCGCACCTTTGCGCCGATCGGCAACGTCAAGTTGTATTCTCCATGACTGAACGGAAAACCGGCCAAAACCGGAGCATTCTGGTTTTTCAGTCGATTGATCAATATCAGATTGATCGATGGATTCGAATCCTCTTGGCTCAAACTGCCGCCCGACGCCGATCGGTTGCGCACAAAGTCACCGAACAGCACAGGCACATTCCTGTTCAGGATGCCGCACAATTGAAGATGATGCAACATTCCATCCACAGAAATCGGAGATTCGCCGATTTCTTCAAATGCCAAGACGACATCGGAAGATGGAACTTCGAACGGCGTCCCGATCAATCGAGTCGTCAGAACCATGTTTCCGCCGAAAAGCCTGCCGCTTCCAATTTTCTTCTGCGTCTCAATCGCTCTCACGATGTTCAGCGAACTCTTCATCTGCAACAGCATCTGAGGATTCGGTTCACGCCACATCTCAAACAGGAAATCCAGATTCGCTCTTTCTGCATCCGACATTCGCGGGATTTCACATGTCGGACCCAAAAACGTAATCATGCCCGTCTTGACCGTAATGGCGTTCAGGATTGCAGTCACATCCGAGAAACCAACTATCGGCTTTGGATTGTCCTTGATCACATCGTAGTCGAGATGGTTGATCAGCTCCTGAGAACCGTAGCCTCCGCGCGCCGCCATGATTGCATCAATCTCAGGGTCCGCGAACATTTGGTTGATGTCATTCGCCCGCACTTCGACGGACGCCGCAGTCAAGTCGGTTTCGATCATTCGATTGACGCTGCGCCCAAGCTTGAACGTCACGTCGTATCGTTCCGAAATCTCCTTAATGCCCAACGCGACAAATCTTGTATTGATCGCAGACGACGGAGCCACCAACCCGATTTTTGCGTCACGCTGCGGAAGTTTTTTTGGCCGAATGGTTTCCACGCTATTCCTTTACTGGATTGGATTTCGCCCAATGATGCAGACAATCCTTGGTTTCCTGGCACAACTCAGACGGTTCATTGATCGGAGCACCTGCTTGAAGCATTTGCATGTCCCGGTTACTCAACATGCGGTTGCATCGTTTGCACTGCCAACCTATCTGAAAATCAGGACCGATTTGGTCTCTGCGTTCTTCTTTGTGCAGACATTCCATGATCATCTTGAAGATTCCGAACGGTCCCATTTTCTTGACCGTCGCAATGCCCGCAGTGCCAAAGAACAAGAATGCCAAGAATTGAATGACGGCGTTTACCTGTTTCAGTGTTTCGCCGTCTGCAACAAAGTTATTGCCTACAGTCTCCAACAACCAACCAAACCCGATGATCAAAATGAAGATGGCGAAAATCGCCAACAGCATCATTACGATCAGAATGCCGCGCGAAATGATGCGAAACCATTCCCGCATATCATAGTAGCTATCCAGTATAAAAGTATGAATATCAACCGGTTCGTTGCGTTCAGGCGAAGGCGTCATGACTTCCTGCTATTCTGCTTACCACTGTTTGCCTGGATAGATTCTATTCATAATATCGCCCATTTGGGCATTGATTGTATTCGCGCTCAAATTCGGCATTTCGGGAGGATGAGCAAACGAGTCCCACAAGTCTTCGCCGTCTTTCGTCAAGATATATTCGCCGCGATCTGTCGGCGTAATCAAGTTCTGAGTGACGGCTTGATTCAATAGAACCGCAGTCACCCGATCCTTCTTGGACGGAGCGCCATATTGCTTGATGTCGCCAAGCAGTGATATCAGCGTCTCTCGCAAATGGTTTCCATCAGCATCCCAGCCCAACGCAGGCGGTCCCGCAGGGGGGAATCCAAGATTGCGGCCGAACGGATAGGCCATTTGACCTTTGAAAAAGAACTGAAACGCCGACCACGGAATGGTCAACTGGTTCATAGAGTATGTGATCTGGCCTTGATTTTGACCAAATGCGCCTGGCATTTTATGACCAGCCTTTCAAGGAACATCCATCAGTGCGGCTGACGCTGTCCCGTGTTTTTTCCGTCTCCGGTTTTCGCCAGATTGGAAAGATCGAATCCGCTTTCTTGGTCCGTATTCATTTCACGCTTCAATTCGATCTTCTTCTCTTCTCGCTTGTATCTCAACAGTTCCTGAATCAGTTTCAGCCTTTGATCCACAGACTTCTGCTTGACCTTCAGCGCGTCTGTTGCGACCTTCAAATGAAAGCCGTCTTTGGTTTCCTCAAACGTGACCCGCGCGGCGATCCAGGCTTCATCCGCTTCGACATCGATCTTGTCGCTTTGCTTCAGCACTTCAACAATCATCTTGTCGATTTCAGCATCGCCGCTCAGTTCAATTTCGATTCCTCCGAAGAGAACTTTCTCTTTTTCTTTGGTCATTTCGTACACCTTCAGTTGACCATTCCCGTTTAGCTTATATTCGATTTACAGGTTCGATTGAATTGTGCTGACCGCTTTTTCAGTCTGCAATCTGGACAGGCCGCTCATCTTCATAATGTGCGTGATGGCATCGCAACCATCCACACAGCACGGATCGTCAACCATCAAAGCATCAATGGCAATGATTGTGCGATTCACCATAGGGTTGCCGTTCTTTTTGACCTTGAAGCGAAGTGATTTTTTGACAGAAACAGCGGGTCTTGATTGTTCCTCCGCAAGCGAAAAAATCGGCGTCCCGCCCGTCACTAAAATGTTCCGCTGCCGGTGTCGCGTATCCCTCTTGGTGATGTCAATGAGTCGGTATTTGACGGCTAAACTGAGGTAGGAAAACAAGCTCTTGCCATAATTCGGATCGAATCCTTTAAGGCATTGAATAGACGTGACAAATGCTTCTTGCTGTAAATCTTCAAGTTCAATTCCAAATTGTCGAAAACGATTGGCATTAATGACGGCAAGAATCAAATCGCGTATGTCCTTAGTATAAGGACCAAGAACGGCTTGATTACCTGTCGCCTGATATTCTTGTACCGCTGACGTGACTTCCCTGTTTCTGAAGTAGTGCTTCATTTTTCTTATTGAATCCGTTGTGATTGCATTGCTGCACTATCTACAGCAGACCCATGAAAACTTCCTGCCCAATCTTGGTTTGGCTTCAGCACTGATGCACTGAAACTATTGACCAATGAGGCGACAGACTTCTTGACCGACAAGCCATTGGCCGACTCAAGGCTGAAGCCTTGATTTTTGATGTTGATTGCAGCGTTGAAGTCACGATCCGCTTCAAAACCGCAATGCTTGCAGTGATAGACTTCATCACCAAGCTTCAGTTTCTCATTTCCTTGCTTGCGCTCACCGCAGTTCGAACACTTCTGTGTGCTTGGAAACCATTGATCGATTGCAACGATTTTGGAGCCGTACAATTCCGCTTTGTATTCCAACTGTTTTCGAAACTCAGACCAAACAACATCGCTGATCGATCGCGCAAGCTTGTGATTTCGAAGCATGCCTTTGATGTTCAAATCCTCGATTGCAATGCCGTTGAATCGTTGTGTCAAAAACGAAGTCAGCTTGTGCAGGAAATCGTTTCTGATGCAACTGATTCGATAATACAGTTTTGCAATTCGGTTCTTGGTTCGTTTCCAGTTGTTGGAGAATCGAACTTGTCTGGACAACTTCTTGTTCAGTGTTCTCAACCGTCTCAAGGCATGCTTCAATGGTTTCGGCGCATCAAATGAGTGACCCGTACTGAGTACAGCAAAACTGTTGAGTCCTACATCAATCCCGATCAGACCTTGGTTTTCGTGTCTGAACGTTGATGGATCAAAGTCAATCTCAACAGCTATCGAAACAAACCATCTGTCAGCAGTACGACTGATGGTTGCAGACATGATCTTTCCGGAAAAGCGAAGCGTGTTGTACATTCGAACATTGCCCAGCTTGGGCAGTCGAATGGTTTTTTCGCTTATCGCAAACTGATTATTCTGTAGTCCAAACGATTTCTTACACTTGTTCTTTCGTTTGAAGTGAGGATATTTCGATTTCTTATTGAAGAATCGTTTGAATGCCTGCCCAAGGTTCTTGATTGCAATCTGCGGTACAGATTTGCTGACATCCAAAACCCATGGATAGGACTGCTTCTTGACTTGATTGAAACGCTTGTCGATCTTGTTTGCAGACGGCTTCTCGCCCGCTTCGAACATCCGTTGCCACTGATTCAAAGCCCAATTGTAGACGAACTTCGACACATCACAGGCATGCTTCAGATGAGCAACCTGCTTGTCGTTCGGCTTCAATCGAATCTTGTGCGACAGAATCAGCGGCATTGGATTGTTGTGTGACTCCTGATTGTTGCAGTCATGGTACGTTGGGTTTGCCAACAAATCAAGAATTTATTTTCGTTTCAGGGACAGCCTTGATAGAAAACGCCGTATGGAAAATTATCGAAGACTGATGGAGTCGGCGAAGGCGTGTAGCCGTTTTGCAGCTCTGTATCTCCTTGAATGTAATAAATCAGAGGTATAAGCGTCAAGGCTAAAATATCGTTCGGACTCAAATCCAGATATTGAGTCATGCCCGGAGCCAAAGCGTTCATCAACATATCCCATGTGAGCAAAGTATCAATCAGACCGGCCGAACCAATCAACAATTGACCATCGCGGACATCGCCCGCGCCTGCAAGCGTCACATGAGTGATATTGAGATGACCATTAGGCAGAACAGCGACACCGCCCACGTCCACCAACGTGTTCGGCCTGATCAGAATGGTATTGCCCAATACGCCAAGCACCGTGTGATACATCAGATCAAATGGAGCGGCGAGCGGGTTGGAGACAAAGAAATCTCCCGCCTTGACTCCTAAAGCGGGATTGGCGAACGTCACGATTCCCGTGACGGGATCGTAGTTGTACAGATCAGAAAAAATCGTAACGTTCTCAATGTCTTCCACCACAATCATGGAATCGGCATCAAAAACCGGCCAAATGCCGCCCAACGTCGAATTCCATCCGAAAGTCCGATTCGCCCAAAAACCGCCGCCCAACGGAATGTTCAGCGGACCTTGCGATTCAGATTTGCCGTTCCCCATTCCACTGAAAACGCCATCCATCTTGTCATGATAGACGTCTTGTGCTGGCGTGCGAGCGTCGTCTTCCCACGTCGCCTCAAACTCAGCCTGCAACCGATCCGCGCCCGGAGTCGCCCAAGGATTGAGATGCCAAAACTTGTACTCTTGAACCGAACCGCTCAGCGGAGTCGGCACTCCGCTTCCAGGCCATGGATTCCACCCCGACTGCGTGCCTCTCATGTCCTTCCAGACATAAAGCTTATCGCGATCTTCTGGAATGGTTGTTGAGTACGCCGCGTTCTGCCATCTGGCGTACGCCCAAAACTGATTGCCGTTCATATCCTTAATCGTCACGACGGTAATCGGCCAATGATCTTCGGCATGGTTGACGGTATCAGTCCGCACGCGCTGCTTGTAGAGCGTCAAGTCCGCTTGCAGGATTTCGATTCGAGCGCCCGGAGCCCATGATTGAATCGTTACACCGCTCAGCGGATTGCCGCCGTCCGAACGACTCATGATCAACTTCAAGGCACCCTCCGAAATATCATAAATCGGAGGTTCGCGCATAAAGTCGCGAAGCGTGTAGGCGTGAACGGCCGGATTTTCGCCGTCAATGAAATCCACGAAGCCCGCGCCACGATCCCACAAGTGCGGATAGCTCAACTGAGTCAATCGGTGTGGAACGTTCACCCGCGCGTCAAACGTCGGCATGCCCCATGGCGGACTGGCCAATGGATTTCCTTCACGATCGACATAGCGCGAAACCGGAGGAAAGCCCGTAAAGTAATATCCGGCCCGCTCATGCCTGACTTCCAGATTGGTTGCCGTAAATTGCTCAGGCAGATTGGTCCGCAGGTTGTACAGCGTACCTTGTCTCGGAATCGCCCAAATGTTATCTGCGCACTGAACGTCAATGTAGCCGACGCCCGGAGCGCCCGGAGAAGCAACCGTCACCGTCAACAGAACCTGAACCGCATTCAACTGTTCAAACTGCGCCTCTCTGCCCGGAATCGTGGTTGCCGCTGAAACATTACCGCTCCAATCGCCACCAGTCTCATCCACGTCATAAAGCATATACCACCGATCGTTCAAATCGGTTCCCATGTATCCTTGCGCGCCGCCGACCGCGTTCAGCAGATCGCCATAGACGAACGGCAGATGAGGCATCTTGTTCAGCCTCTGCTTGATGAAATAAAGTTCAATAACGTCGCCTACTTGATAGTTTGCCCCGACACCTCCGACAGGCCAGAATCGATGGGTATAGTTCTTGTACCCAAGCCATGGAAGCCGCAGCGTATCCTCAAGCAACGCGCCCAATGTCGCCGTCAACCAATGGAAAATTGGATGATTCCCAAGGAAGTCTGGAAACTTGGTATTGAAGCCGAAGCGCAACGGATCATACGGCAAACCGATGACACGTTCTTCTTCTGAAATCGCTTGGATAATCAGATCAAAAACAACATGCACGGGTCTCAGAAACTCGACGAACCACAACAACCGCTTCAGATCCTCCGCTGTAAGATCCGTTTCTTCGAACGGTTCGAATTCCAGTTGCGCAAAAATGCTGTTGCCTAGACCCGGATCAACCGTCAAATCGGCAGGAATCCAAGGATGCCTTTCGTTGTATCTGCCTGGATTCGTCGGATCTCCTGCGGATGGTCTTCCAGCAGCAATCCAATACCGTTCCTGATTGTCTCGATACTGGACGAAAATTTTCAGTTGACGCTGTTGAGAATCGCTCAATTCATCCCACAAAGGACGCCGATAATCATCTTGTGCGTCTTTTGCGTCGATTCTAAACCCAGACCCTTCCCATCGCAGCTTAGCCAACTGAGCAAGCCGCGCTTTGCCCTCGCTTTCATTATTGGTCAGGACCATTACCGAATAAGGGTCATCCTCATCTATTAAATGAGCAAAGAAGAATTCAATGCTATTATCCAACGCAATGATCGGCTCAGCATTCAGCGTTGCTTCGATCGTTTCGCCTTCGCCAAGCGAAATATTGACGACGCCCTTGTCAAACTGAACAAAGCAAGGATTCAAAATGCTTGGCGTTACGTAGCCGTCAGTAAATCCAATGGCATAATTGCCGTTCGTCACTTCCACTCTTGCGTTGCTGCCATACAGCAAAGACTGCGCCGTGATGAATCCGCCAGCATGAAAGATCTGAATCGGAACGCCTTGTTCAGCCGCTGCGATCTGAATCGCTTGATCCACCTCTTCAGCCGTTGCGGCTCGAATGCCGCCCGTGATGAACACAGCTTCATGATCAGTGAAATCGACTTCCAACGGATATCGCTGATCAATGAACAACTTCAGTCTGCTGTTCGGCAAGTGCTTGCTGATGACGCCTGAAACAGTCGTTCCGCCGCCGAATGTGCCCGTGATATGACTGAACGGCAGATTGTTGACGGCATTTTCCGCGTAGCGCACATAATAGTTCGATGCGTCAATCACTTGTTCGACGCGCCCGATATGGACGCCGCTTGCGTACAACTCTTCATCCACCTGAAAATTCGGAGTCGGTGCCGTCGAGAGAACAAGCCGTCCGGTGTCTTCCGACACGTCAAACGGACTCAGCAACGACCCTTCAACTTTCGGCAATGTGATTGCCGCACCTGTCGAATCTTGAATCTCAATGTCAAGGCCGGAAATGATCGGAAGCCGATTCCATTGCTTCACTGAAATTCTATGGTCATCATCGGCCTGATCGATCATGAAGAAGTTGAACGAATCAAAGAAATCATTCGGATCATTCGTTTGCAGGAACTTTGAATAGTAGCTTTCGATGTCTGCTTGATCCACCGTGATGATGATCAGCGGATAATTCTTGCTTGCATCGCTTGTGCGTTCTGTCAGCGTGGTCGTGTATTGCAGAAACCTAAAAATGGTCTCAACGCTTGTCGGTGTTCCCTTGATCTGATAGATGCGGATCAGGTTCCGCACATAATCCCGCTTCACATCGTCTGACGGATTCCCCAAAATCGGCAGATCAAAGCCGAGCGTGCGCGCAATCTCTTCCAGATATTCTGCATCGATTTTATCAACCGAAAAGGAATATAGAATGCGCGTCGTTTCGCGCTCCATGACATCCATGCCGTAAGCAATACCGTCCCAATAGAGCAAAAGCTGTTTGTTGGCCTTGATGATGTCGCGATCATGTCTCGGAATCATCTTGTCCAACAGACGATTTTCTTCCTTCACCGGAACATAATCACTCATGCCGCCGTCAGACGTGTATTCCGTCTTGTCCTGAAGCAGAGCATAGAATACTATTTCGTCATATTCTGGAGGAATATCACCTAAAGCAAAGTCGTAATTGACGAACCCAAACGCCTCATTCGCTGTTCCGTTTTCAATCTGCATCCGCGCGCCGAATGCGGAAACCGGATTTTCCTTCGGCGTCTGAGTCGTGACCAAGAAACGTTTCGAAGTCGTATCGTATTGAAATGCATCACGCAATGAAGGATCAATTGAAATCAGTTCGTTTGTCACCAACTGAACGATCGCCGATGAAGCCAAATCGGATGCGAAGTAAACGCTGACGTCATGATCGCCGATGCTGAACTTGAGCCGTGTTCCCGCAAGCGGAACAATCGCAGAAGCATCATACTGTTCCGTTCCGATGATCTGCACATGATGCGGAACAATGTCATTCTGTCGCAGATCTCCAAAAAGATCCCGAGTCACCAGTTTTCCGCGAAGCCAGAATGTCCCTTCAGGTTCACGGTCCAACACGCTGCCGTCAATTCCCAATTCTTCTGTAACTTCCGTCTGTGCAAGATAGTAATCGCCGCCGCCGTCATTGACGACCATGTAGCTGCCGCCATCAGTTGAAACTGCAAAGCGTATCGGCTCCCCATAAGCCGTAATCGGATTATATTGTTTGATGACTTCAGCCATCAAGATTCCTCTCTGAGAATAAAATCTAGAAAAATATTATCATTGGTCAATCTTGTGATTTCTCCGTATCGCGGAGGAATCGAAGATGAAGGATCAATATCCGCAGCAGGATTCCGCAGAACCACATAATTTCCAGTATCATCTGTTGCCCCGATGTTCTTCTGCAATATCTCAATCAACTTGCTGATGCGCACAGCTCGATTGAACCGAAGCGCCCCTGTCGGCTGATTCTCCAAATTGAACTGACCGAATTCCGCAAGCATCTGCTCACGAATAGCCGTCTCGGCACGCTCCTGATTGACTGTTCTGTCAACGTACAGTTCGGCCTGAAGCGTCCAATCATTGTAATCAGGATCGAATAAGTAGTGTGCAATGGCAATCAAGTTCAGCTCTTCCAAGCTAGTCGCGATGATCTGCCTTTGGTCTTCGCTCATCACAGAAGCATTCTTTGGAAGAACCCATAGATAAACGCTGTTTTGCGGAACGATCGGATTCGCCCGGTTGATTCGAATTGCAGTCTGATAGTCCATTACGTAAACGCGATCGATTTCGTCAGGCAAAATCTCACGCAGCATCGAATCGTAATCGGAACGTTGAACCAGCTTGCTCGCCGTCGCCACACGCGCCGGAACACGCTCAGCAATCTCTTCTAGAGATTCTTCATTCGCACCACCCGTTGCTCCTGATGTAGTATTCGCCAACAGTGCTCTTACACTGTTCCCAGCATCGTCCACCAAATTGGTATTCGTATCAACAGCGCCCACCGAAACGTTTCCGCGACTTCCGCCGCCCACTCGATAATCAACATAGATGTACCAGCCCCTTGGCGGAATCTGCCCAAATTCATCCGTAGCGAATCGAAGCAGTACTTCATTGTTTTCCATCACATCATAGGTGTAAATGATCTCATCCAACGACGTGACCAAAGAATCCACCTGCGTGATTCGTGAAGCGACGATTTGTTCAGCCGTGATGATATCTGGCGCAATCGGAGAAACCGAGACATAGAAGCTGTCTTCGATAACCGGACTGCGCTGAAGTCTGTATTGTTGGCGCGGCGCACCCGTACTCTGGAAAATGTCTTGATACGTAACTCCTTCATAGAAATATACAGTGTTTCTCTTGGTGCCCGCAGGAAGGATGATGCTGCTGTAGTAGTCTCCTTTTTCGAACATCGCCTCAAACTGAAGCGTCGTTCCATCCAGACCCGTCACGTTGATCTGATACAGCCGCGCCATGATGACATCCACGTTTGGAATGTCTTCGAACGTTACCACCACCGGAAGACGTGCCGCACGCGGCAACAACGGCTCTTGTCCAAGCGTCCGCAGCGTCAACAGTGCATTCGTCCGCAACTGAGCAGTCTGAAGCCAAACCTCATGAACCAGATCGTCCATTCGGTTTCCAAGCAGATGACCGACATACGCAGCGGCGTCCGTCATCAGGATCGCGGCATTCGTCTGAAGATAATCCGTCTGGATTCCCTCTTCTTCGTATCGCGATCGGATGTAGCCGACTATTTCAGCCTGCAACGCATCGTAATTCAACGCGGTGAAATCAGGACTCCAAACCTGATTGCGTTCAACGATGATCTGAGAATCAGTGCCGCCGTTCGACATGCATTACGCCTTTTTCTTGCGGAAAACGATAAAATCAGCCTTCATGCCCGCGCGCATGCGCCTGCGCGCACGCGCACGTTCACGCGCACGCACACAATCAGGAGAATCATCACAGCAAAAATCAAATTTCTGTCCAAACGGAACATCGTCCGTGAAATCCTCATCTCCCTCATTTTCCAACTCAACCGATACTTGGTCAAGTTCCCTCTCATCAACCTGTCCACGGAAGAGAGAACTGTGCATGCATTCAACCTGACTGCCTTCTCCAAACCGTGCTCCGAACCACTGTTCAAACTTGTGTCGATTGGGACTGAATGGATCGTCTCCATCGAAACAATAGTCCGGCAACTGCATAAAGTTCCAAACCGCATATTGCTTGTTCAAATCGACCGCATCAGGATGGCCGACAGCCCGCTGAACATCCTTGGTCAGCTTGTTCGCACGATCGTCAATGCCTGCGGTTCGGAACGACAGGATCTTGGAAAGGAACTCTTTCTGATTGCCAAGCTGACGCCCTGGCTTTGTTTTGGACGCCGCTGAACCGTTCGATGAATACGTTACCCACACCGCGACCGAATACAGCCAGTAGAACCCTTTGAACGGTCTCCCGTCGATCGACAATTCATAGGTCTTGCTGCTTCTCTGCGCCGTCAACTCCATGCAAATCACTGCGCTGCCGATGTCAAAGTCATGACTGAAATAGACATCGTATCGAGCAATGTCCTTCGCCCGAAACACTTCGGCGAATGAATTGCGACCGCCATATTGTTGAGCCAAACGCGCCTGTTGCTCGACAAGATCAGCAATCCTCATGAACTGATCGAACTTCTTGCGCGCATGAATCGCAGCCTGCAATTCGTCTTTTGGAGAAGCCTTGAACTTGGCGTTCAATGCCTTGGTTCGAATCGGATCGATGAATTGCCGCGCCAAAACAAATGGAACGCTTGTTGCCGCAGCCGCCACGCCCTTTGCAATCTTGCCCATCAAATAGACGAAAGCGCCCGCAGATGCTTCGCCGATCGGAACATCATCGGCATCGGAAGCCTTCATCACCAATTCCAGATTGGTCTCAGGACCGCCGATCGCAGATGGATCAATAGAACGCATGGTCAATTGACCATCATAATCGTCTCTATCCTTTTGTCGAAGCAATTCAAACACTTCATCCACTGAACGCCGATCTGTCATGATATACTTCCTTTCACGCGCCTGCCGTCGCAGGGGATCTGAACCGATGCTGAACCTTTCTTGCAGCCTCTTCTTCTTCAGGAAGCCGTTTCTTGTCTTTCGCGGCCCGATAGGAAATGTAGAACAACGTGATCAGCAGATTGACCACATGCAACGCGCCGACCGGACCAGACAAATGGAATAACGCCGATCCTGTCGCAAACTGGCCGCTCGCAAACAGAGACAAGAAAATCAACCCCATCGGACTCATCAGCAAATCTTCCAGAGTATATTTTCCTCTTAGCGCCTGCATAATGTATTTTTTATTAAAGTCATAATCGTATTCTCCCCATAACGCCATATTAAGCCAAATCAAGAGCAGAAAGCCCGCCACGGGCAAACCGGTTGCCTTCTTCAGAACCGGATATTTGTCCAACAATTCATCAGCCTTCAGCACCTTGCGCCGAAGCTTTTCCATCATGACTTTGTCTTGACTCAGCTTCCTGAACGCTTCATAACCGCCGTCGCGACCAAACCGAATCGATGCAAGAATGGCTTCCAGCATCTGACGCAGACTGAATCCAAACGCCTTCAAGATTGCAAGGATCTTTCTGCGTGACAATGCATAGGCAAGGACGCCCGCGCCAAAGTCCAAATGTGCCATGGCTTCATGCCACGCCTTCTTGTAATCCTGAAAGCATGTCAGCAAGCCGCTCACTGCGCCCTTCACATAATCCTTGATGGACGCAATCGCACGCTGCATCCAATTCCCTCTTTTGTCCTTCTCCTCTGCTTCACGCTCCCTTTTCCTGCGATCAGCAAACCGCTGCCGTACGTCACGTTCAACCACCAACCAACAACGTTCCGTGATGGATTCAATTCGAGATTCCGTCAACAGACGATGCTCAACAAGCATCTCCGCTTCACGAAACGCTTCTCGAATGGCGATGGTCAACGCTTCATGCAAGACGTTTTCAACCCAAACATTTCGATCTTCAAGAAGAGAATCATGCTGCTGTTGTTCGTGCTCTTCAAAAAGCACGCTGGCGAAAGTCGGCTCTTCCAAACACGTCGAGCCGCTTCTATTGGAGTCCTCACCCTTCAAATACGCCAGCACTTCATCAACGGTGAATTTTTCTTCTCTCATGATCTTCCGCCGCATCACGCTGAAAGTTTATCGACAAAAACCCACGAAGCCGATTTTTCATCATCGGCATCTGGTTCGCCGAACGTCTCGACCAGCCGCATCATGTATTTCTGCCCCACAACGCCGCTCTTCCAATGAACAGGAGAACACACGCCCGAATTGACAGTCAGAACTTTGCCGTTGTCTGCTCGCTCAGATATTTTGACTGACGAACGATCATCGAAGATGTATTCAACACTATCCTTGAGCGTGAAAATCGTCTTCAAGCATTGATCGGTCCTGACTCTGCCGATCAAATTTTTCAGCGCATTCACGGCATGCTCGTAATGCGCCGCTCGTTCTTGTACGCTTGTGAACTGACCGCGCACAGAGCCGTCTTCTTCGCTTCCATCATCAATCAAGCTCAAGTCCAAATCATCGGCATCCGCTTCAGACACGCTATAGAAAGCCGCTTCGTCCATCCATTCCCTGATCAAATCATCCACCTGCATGTTGTCGCGATGCCTGCGATCATCCATCATTCACCTGTTGGTTCAAGCCGCATTCAAAGTTTCAATGACGTCAAACACTTCCTGAGTTTTTTTGATTACGAACCGAATCGTAATCTTCAACTTCTTCAGATCCGTATCGTATTCAAATGCCATCGTGTTGATTTCAAGACGCGGCTCGTATCGAGCAATTGCTTGTTGAATCAAATACTGCGATGACCGCGCCACGAAACCGGGACCGCCATCAAACAACAACAGCTTGAGCCCGCATCCGAATTCAGGGTCCCAAGGTCTGTCTCCCGGAGTCGTGTTCAACAACCTATGCACCGATTCAGCATAGAGAGCGGCATCAGTCTTGATCTTGGCAAACTCGTTGCTTGCCAGCCCCATGAAGCCGACGCCGCTCTCTGTAGCCATTGATTCGTATGCTCCTGCTATTCGCCAAGGAACCAAAACGCACTGTTGCTGTCATCTCCGTCAGGATCGCGCTTCAGCCCCGCCCGCACAGCATCGGCGAAATATGCCGCATAGGTATCGCGCCACGGTGCGCCAGACCTTCGCGGACCAACCGCCAAATACCAACCGCGACCCATCGCCGAATTCGCGAAGTACAGACTGACTGCCGAATCGTCGGCAAAGACAAACTTGATGCCGTCGCCCTGTTCGCGCTGTTTCTTGATGATGCTGCCGCCATGCACGCCGCTCATGTCCATCATGAACTGCTTTGCGGTCTTCTCAACATCATCGCCGACATCGATCTTGAGCACAACGTCTTTGCCGTCGTCCGCTTCGCTCATCGTATTTTCGACAAGCCAGACAACGTACGGCTGATATTCTGCAATTCTCTCAGCATGATCCGGCTTCCCCCATCCTTTCCAAACCTTGTCGCCAACTAACGCGCCCGCAAGCGTCTCATTCCAATTTCCTGAACCCGCAATCGCCCCGCCATGCGCCACAGTCAGATACCATTTACCGTCTCTGCTGTTTTTTCTGAGCGAAGCATCAGAACCATCATTGAAATAAAATTTGACGCCTTTCGCATCTCTCTCTGTTTTCCTGATTCGGCTGCGATGTTTCTGTCCAATCTTGTCAAAGAACAGCTTCGCACGTTCGAATCTGCCAAGACCGGCAGGAGCGTGACCATTCGTCAATTCATCAAGCTTGACGTCTCCCAAGAACCACCACCCTTCAGTCTTGTCATCTCCATCAGGCTTCCCCCACTGCTTCTTGATCGCGTCGCCGATCAGCTCGCCTGCAACCGTTTCCTGCCATTTCCCAGGACCGTGCTCTGCAACGGCGTCCTTGACGGCGATACCCAAATACCAACCAACCCCTTTGCGTCCCTGTCCAGGAAGTTTCAGAAGCCATGCGGCCGAACCATCGTTGAATTCCAGCTCGCCGCCGCCGTCCCTTGTGTTCGGATATCGCTTGGCGATCTGCCCTCTATGCAGACTGCTCATCTGCCTCATGAAATCGACTGCGCGCCTCAGAACGCCCGCCTGATCGCGTTTTCCCAGCATCACGGCTCGCTCGTTCACTTCAGTTGATTCACCGACCTTTTCAGGAGCAATGAACCAATAATAGAATTTCGCTCCTGTTCCAGCGCTCTTTTCAATTCCATCTGGAATTCCAAGAGTGCGTTCAACTGTTCGTCCGACAATCAGATTTGCCAAACAATTCTCTATTGGAGCAACTGAAGAATAAGGAGCGTCAGGAGAATTTCGAAGAATTTCCAAACGCCAACCGAACGGATGACGATCATTGGAAATAGTTCCTGATTTCAACATGATTCGTGCTTCTGAACCATCCGTAAAAATGATCCGCTGATATGGCGGATTCAAGCTTCCAGATTCATATTTATAGATATATTTGGAAGCCGAACCTTTCAGCTTCTGAAAAAACTTAATGACCGACTCAGGATCTCCGCTCTTTATCCGCATATTGAATGCAGGAAAATGTTTCGGATCATACTGAGTATCGACATCCATCGCGGCTTCCGACGCCACCTGACCGTCATAATCAAGATCGCCTTCGTCCGCTTCGCTGCCGCGATCCTTGCCATTCAAGAAATCATCAGGATCAGCTTCAAACGCCACTTTGCTGTTCGTGCCGTATTCAGTGAAGCTTACCATGTCTTCTCTGATTGGTCTTGGACGATTAGAATCAGCAAACCATTCAATTGTTTGACGCATGCTGAAGTCAGGTTCACCAAGCTTCCGACGCAGAAAATCGAATGCCGCTTTATAAGCATCCGTCTCTCTGACTTTTTGAGAAAACATATCATCAATCTGAAGATACCACCCTGCTCCTCTCATTGTCGGCTTAGTGGTCTTGATCAACATGATCTGCGAAAACGGATCGCTTTTTGAAAAAGTTGATCGACTGTATGACCT